GATGAAGCATATGCAATTAATCGTAGAGCAATGGGATATGATGTATGACTAGAATAAGTTGTAATAGGGATAGATGCCTTAATAATAAATATGGTATCTGTACTGCAGACACAATTGAATATGAAGGAATATGTCAAAGCTACATTACAACTAATGATGCAAGAAAAACGAATTGTGGAGTATGCAGAAGAACACATGGTAAGTTAAAGCGTAATAGCAATATGGTATTGAAGTAGAGTAGAGGTGATGCAATGCTAAAAGCATGTAGCTATTGTGGAGGAATACATGAAGGAGAATGTCCACATAAGCCAAAGCGAAACTACAAGCAGGAGCATGCAAATGCATCTGATAGCAGAAGGAAAGAACGGAAGTTCAGAAGTAGTGTTGAATGGCAAGCCTGCAGGAAAGAGATATTGGATCGTGATAAACATTTATGTAGATTATGCTTGCACGAAGATAATTATATTAGTGTAGGGCAACGCTTAGATGTGCATCACATTGAACCATTACACGAAGCATGGAAAAAGCGTACTGATGAAAAGAACTTGATTACATTATGCAAGATGCATCACTACAAAGCAGACCATGGAGAATACAAGAGGGAGTACTTGAAAAAAATAATTAGCACCCCCCCTACCATAAAATAAATTTTTTGCGAAAAAGCCCAAGACCGTACTGCTCACCACAATTTACACAATTTTCCCTAATGGGACATGCGTGCGCACGTGAATATATATTTATTTATATTGTGCCTATACAAGGATGCTGCAAAACAGAGGAAAGGAGGTGGACACATGAGAAAGGCTGTATCAGCAAGGACTACAAAGAAACATTTAACAAAGGCAGAAAAAGAAAAACGCATTGCTGTAGAAAATGCGTTCATTGATGATGCGGAAATAGAACCGCCAAGCTATCTAACTAAAACACAATTAGAAGCATTTCATTTTATTGTGGATGCATTAAGGCAAGCTAAAGTATTAAGCCGATTAGACACGCAAACAATTATTCAAGCTAGCGTAGCTATTGATATGTTACATACGGCAAATAAGCGTGTGGCCAAAAAGCCTACACTTGCAATTGATAGGGAGTTTGTGGCAACACAAGAAAAACTAGTAAGAACCTATTTAAAATTATGTGATGAATTGTGTCTATCTCCACAATCTAGGGCAAAGCTGGGTGTGCTTGTAGCTAATCAAAAAGAAGAAGAACAAGATCCATTGCTTAATGTATTGCAAGGGGGTAGTAGTTGATGAATAAGAAACATCCAGCCTACAAGTACGCAATGGATGTAGCAGAGGGTAAAGTCAATGCACCTAAATATGTCAAACTACAAGTAAAGGAATTTCTTACTATTGCTAATGGTAAAGATAGCCGTTACATGATTGATGATAACAAAGTGCATACTATAGGCGAATTACTGAAACTAATGGTGATGCCTAAAGGGTTAAAAGCTAACTCTACTGTGTATGATGCTATGGCTGGCTTTCAATGGTTATTCATCATAGCTATTCTATGTACTGTAGAACGTGATAATAAAGATAAACGAAGATATGAAAACGCTATATTAGAAATATGTAGAAAGAACGGCAAGACATTCCTAATTGCTGTTCTTTTTATTTTGCTTTTCTTCATAGAACCTAAATTCTCTAAATTCTATTCGGTAGCACCAGATGGTTCACTATCTCGTGAGATTAAAACGGCTATTGAAGAGATAATCAGAAGTAGTCCAGCACTACTAGGGAAGATGAATGGAAAAGAAAAGTTTAAAATACTGCGTGATTATATCCACTGTAATATAACTGAAAACAGATATACACCTCTTAACTACTCAACAGGGCGGTTAGATGGTAAGTTGCCTAGTGTATTTCTAGTAGATGAAACAGGTGCATTGCCTAATACATACGCTATTGAAGCTATGAGGTCAGGGCAATTAACTATTTTGAATAAGCTAGGCTTCATCATTTCAACTAAATATCCTACGTTAAATAATCCATTTGAAGATGAAGTGGACTATGCTAAGCGTGTATTGAATGGTGCAGTAGATGATGATAAGGTGTTCGCCTTGTTATATGAACCAGATGATACCAAAGGATGGGCCACAAATGATGAAGTACTAGAACAAAGTAACCCACTAGCAATTGAAATGGAAGAAATCATGGATGACTTGAAATCGAAAAGGCAAGTAGCCATAGAGATTGAAAGTAAGCGTGAGAACTTTATAACAAAGCACTGCAATATCATTTATAGCGGTGCTGGTAGTGAAAGCTATGTGAATGTTGCCGATTTACAGAAAGGTGCTATAGATCATATCGACTGGAGTGGTAGAGAGGTATTCCTAGGAGTTGACTTGGCCATGACAACAGATAACTGTGCCGTATCTATGGTGGCTTTTGATGAAGAAACAGAAAAGGTATACATTGATGCGGTGGCATTTGTGCCAGAAGATAGGATTGATGAAAAGTCAAAACTAGAACGTATTCCTTATCGTGATTTTATTAATGCTGGATATTGTTTAGCGTGTGGGAATAGAACTGTTGATTATGGTGCTATTGAGCGCTACATAATGCAAATAGAAGCTAAATATGGGGTTACTGTAATGGGTATTGGATATGATAGATACAATGCTTTATCAACTGCACAAAAGCTAGAGGATGCTGGATATACGATGGTAGAAATTAAACAACATTCTAGTGTATTGCATCCAGCGACTAAGTGGCTTGCAGAGTTAGTAGCCGATGGCAATCTTGTTTATGAAAAAGGCAATAAATTACTTGAGATAAACTTTGAAAACTCACGTTGCGTGTATGATACGAACATGAACCGATATGTAAACAAGAAAAAATCAAGAGGTAAGGTTGATATGGTAGTAGCTGGCATCAATGCGATGTATCTATTACATCAAAATTATATGCTTAATAGTACCCTTGATTGGGTAGTGCAAATGTAGAAAGGGGGTGAAATATTGGGATTGATTAAAAATATCTTTGGTTTAGAGGTCAGAGAAGAAGCGGTAGTAAGCGAAAACTCATTCATTGATACGGCTGACGATGTGGACTTAGGGCTTCCTAGCTTTGATGCATCTACAACAGTAACACGTAGGCAAGCATTAAGTGTGCCAGCGGTAGCAAGTGCGTTGTTTTTGATTAGTGGTATTATTGCTGGTATTCCTATCAAACTGTATAGGAGAGATGGTAACACTATTACAGAAATCACAGACGATGAACGTACAAAGCTATTGAACATTGAAACGAATTCAACGCTAGGTGCATTTGAAACAAAGCAAGCCATGATTAATGATCTAATTATGGAAGGTGCCTGTTATTGTTACATTGGTAAAGATGGTAACAGTGCTACATCGTTACAATACTTGCCTAAATATCGTGTAAGCGTGCTAGATAACGGCAAACTAATTGATAGGACTGTGTTATTTCTAGTAGATGGGAACTACTACGATAACTTTAATATCATGCGTGCGGTTAGAAATAGCAACGATGGGGTGCATGGTAGAGGGTTATTAGACGATAATGCTACACAGATTTCTAGTATGTACAATGCACTTGTATATGAAAATGGTGTAATCAGTAAGGGTGTGCGTAAAGGCTTCCTTAAATCTGAGGGGAGATTGACAGTCAAAGCACTTGAAGCACTCAAAAAAGCATGGCGAATGATGACGGCTAAACTAGGCACTAGCGATGTAATTGTACTTAATAAGGGTATTACATTTGAAAGTGCTGATAGTACTGCCGTAGAAAACCAACTCAACGAAAGTAAACAGACAAACGCTGATTTAATTTATAAATTGTTTGGTTTTACTGATAAAACATTTACAGATGAAAAAGCATTTAATATTTTTGTTAAAACTACGATTATGCCAATCGTGAATTGCTTTGTTGAAGCTATCAATCGTTCGATGTTGCTTGAAACTGAAAAAGGTAATCTGTATTTTAGCTTAGATATGAATGATTTGCTTAAAGCTGATATGCTCACACGCTTTAATGCATATAAAACTGCATTGGATAGCAACTGGATTAACGTGGATGAAATTCGTCAACGTGAGGACTTATCCCCTATGGGT